GCCTGGCTCTAACATTGATAGAGTTAAGATTGATAGCGGTTACTTGAGCATGTTTGAAGATGTCACGCCAGGGTCCGGTCAAGCGACGAAAAAGCTGTTAGCCGCGTTTGAGAACGTCCCAGCCGGTACCAGACAAGCGATGAACGATAACCCAGCTATTCCAAAAGCTGCTGTTGATAGGATTGCTAGAGACAAAGAACTGCAAAGTAAGTACGGCGCAACAAGATCCGATATCGAGGCGGCTAGAGAAATTATTGGCAAAGGTCCAGGCTGGCTTGATCGCCTCGAAAAGGCCGTAAAGTCAGGGGTTATTTTACCTTCTTTTGCTGCTGGACTTGTACTGATGCGCCCGACAAATTCTTCCGATGATCAGCCAGCAGAATCTTATTAGGACTCATTCTGCCGTAAAGCTCATCTTCTTGATAAGAAAACAGCTTACCTTCTCTGAAGAAGCAACCATTTCCTAATTTAGTAACTTTTGCCATTTTGCAACCTCCCAAGAGGGGGCTAAGTATACATAATTTTCCGGTTTAACGCACCGTAAAGCGTGGGCCTACTTGCTGCCCTTCAAAGCAAGGTAAAAATTCGTGGAGACGAAACTCATGACAACTGATGCAGCTAACGCTGAGGGCGATTTATTGCCTAACGGAATCGAGAATGCCGATGTAGATTCTCAAGAGCCTGAACAGGGCGAAACCTCTGAAGTGATTGAGGCACCGGAAGGTGGTCAAGAAGCAGCAGAGCTATCCGACGAGGAGACCGTCGAAAAGCGGGAAGAGGAGAAGCAGAAAAAGCGTAACTCTTACCAGGAAAGAATCTCACAACTGGCACGACAAAAGAACGAAGCTAATAGCAAAGTGCAGGAACTACAGCAGCAAAATGCTTATCTTCAATCGCAGTACCAACAACCTCAGAATGTTCCAACGCAGTACCCGAGGTTAGAGGAGTATGACTACGACGAGGGAAGGCACCAGCAAGCGGTTCTCGAATACACATCACAGTTAAATCAACAGAACGTACAGCAGGTAATGAGTCAGCAGCAAGCTGCCCAGATAGCCCAGCTCAACAATACCAAACACCAGATCGCGTCGGCAACATTCGTGGAAAGGTCCAACGACTTTTCTGTGGACTACCCCGATTTTCAGCAAAAGGTGGGAAGTCCTAATTTCCACCAGTCTGACTTTGTGGCGGGAGAAATTGTTGATATGGACAATGGCCCAGCCGTTGCTTACTACCTGTCAAACAATCCATCTATTGCCAACGCAATCAATCGCAAAGGCAGCATGGATGCTCTGAAAGATTTAACCAAGATCAGTACCGCACTAGCGATTAACTCCCGAAAAAGGTCTGCCAACACCACTAACGCCCCAACACCTTCAAAGACGGTGTCACCTCGCGGGAAGGTTTCAAAGAACCCCGACAAGATGACACCAGATGAATATCGAAAGTATCGGGGTTACTCAAAATAAATAGGTAACTAAAATGGCTAATTCACTACTGACACCAAGTGTCATAACCAAAGAAGCCCTGGCTATTTTGCATCAGAAACTCAATTTCGTCGGTTCAATAGACCGTCAATACGATGACCAGTATGCAAAATCAGGTGCTAAAATCGGCAACGATCTCAAGATTCGTTTGCCAAACGAGTTTACTGTGCGAACTGGAGCGGCTCTATCGTCCCAGGACGTTACGGAAAGCTCGGTCACGTTAAGCGTAGCCACCCAGAAGGGTGTAGATTTCACGTTTAGCTCCGAAGAACTTTCAATGGATATCGACAATTTCAAAGAGCGATACATTGAACCGGCAATGTCTGTGTTGGCATCCAACATCGAATCTGATGCGTTTTCAATGACGAAGGATGTGTACAACTTTGTTGACGGGGTAGGATCTGCAAATACCTTTGCGAATGTAACCGAGGCTCAGAAGCAGTTGACGCTTGGCCTGGCTCCATATGCCGACAGGAATTATATGCACGATCCTCAGTCCGTTGTTGACATGCTCGCCGATACGAAGGGTCTGTTCCAAGACTCTGGCTCTATTGCGAAGCAGTACAAAGAAGGGATGTTGGGACGTATAGCTGGTTTCGATCACTATGAAAACACGCTTGTTCCAACTCATACTTGCGGTACAGCAGCAGCTACTACTGGTTATGTGGTCAACGGTGCATCTCAGACAGGTACAAGCCTGACTGTAGATGGCGGTACAACTACGTTCCTGGTTGGTGACTTGGTCACGATTGCTGGCGTTAACAGAGTTCACCCTGAGACTAAGGCCGATACTGGAGTTCTACAGAACTTCGTTATCACTGCAAACTCAGGCACCTCTGCGACCACGCTGTCGATCAGCCCATCCATTAGCGCAACGACGGGTACTCAAAACGTCAGCGCAGTCCCTGCCGACAATGCAGCTATTGTCAAGTTGGGTGGAGCAAGTGGTGCTGATTGGACTGATGATCTGGCCTACAGCAAGAACAGCTTTGTCTTTGCGACGGCTGACCTTGTGTTGCCAGAAGGTATCGACTTTGCTGCCAGAGAAGTGATGGACGGGATCTCTATGAGAATCGTTCGTGACTACTCAATCAGTGCTGACACGTTCCCATGCAGAATAGATATTCTGTACGGTTACAAGACTGTCAGACCTGAAACGGCTTGTCGGATTGGTATTAACTAGACTAACCCTGGGGGCTTCGGCCCCCTTTTTAATTCTGGGGGCTTCGGTCCCTTTTTTTAATGGTGCATTATGGCGACCAGTCAAAACATTATTGATCAGGCGACGAGCCTTTTGCGTGTAAGAACGTCAGGGGTTACTTTTAGCACTGATGATTCAAACAAAAACGCTGATGTGTTCATCGCGTTACAGAACCTTATTAACGAATACGGCGAGGATGGCTTGTTAAACATTCCCGCTCCAAGCGCGGTCGGTGATACGTTAGATATCCCTGACGGTGCAGTCAGGGGGCTTGCTTACAACCTAGCCGTGGAGGTGTCTGCCGAGTTTGGTATAGACCCATCGCCAGTGGTTTTTGAAATCGCAAGCGACACAAAAAACAGATTGGAAAGCGAGATCACTCTCGACCTATCTGTAACCTCTGATCTTCGCTGGGCAAATCGAAGCCCGCGAGCAGACATCAATACATTATGAGAGTCATGGCTCCGCTAGAGTCTAGCTATCAAAGCACTCGCCTGGATGCTAATCGGCAGCAAACGCTTAACTTGTTTCCGAATACGATCAGAGGCTATCGGCAATTTCCAGGGCATGTTACATTCGCGAGCTTTCAATCTGCGGGTGAGGCGCTGACAGACTCTAACGCTTCTGCCGTTACCGATTCTGATGGAGATCCAGTTCAAGTGTCGTTAACGCCAGGCGGCGCAGACAGAGGACTGATTGCTAACGGGCCGAATGGTCTTTTATATCAGGTCACCGGCGCTGCATTGTATTCGATTGATTCCAGCGGTAATGCCATTTTCCTCGGGGATATTAGCAATACTCCGAGTCCTGTCGTGATGGCGACTGATGCAACTCAGCTCATTATTACCACGGGCGGGACACCAGACGTATACGTTTATACGGTAGCTGCTGGCTTGGCCGTGGTGACTGATGCTGATCTACTGACGACCAGTTCCGTTGCCTTTCTCGACTCTCGGTTTATTTATCAACAGCCGGACGGGTACTTTGTTGTTTCAGCTTTGAACGATGGCGCCACGATTGCCACGTTAGACTTTGCCCAAGCAGAGGCTTTGCCCGATGATCTTGTGAGAGTCTTCAGTCTTAACCAGCTTCTTTATTTATTCGGTGAGACAACGACAGAGATATGGTTTACCAGCGGCACAGGTAGACCGCCTTTGAATCGGCAAGCAGTTCTACAGCAGGGCATTTGTGGCACTTACGCAGTAGATTCGATTGACGGCATTATCTATTTTATTGACGGCAATCGACGGCCTGGAATGATCCAAGGTGAGAATCACCAACCGTTATTTGTTCCCGCGATAGGCGAGGAGTGGGCTTCGTTTGGAGCAACAGACTTTGCGACAGCAAGAGTCTCTGCATACAGTCTGCATCAAGAAAACTTTGTCGATTTCATCTTTAGTGATCAGGGTCAAATATGGTGCTATCACGTTACATCCCAAACGTGGTTTGAAAAAGACTTTATGACCACCTCAATCGTTCAAGATTATGATCTCGTTTTGGCGGCTCATTCTGCAAACAAAAAAATCTACAGGTTAGACTTTTCAAACTATCAGCAAGATGGCGCAAACATGACTAGGCGTAAAGACCTGCCATTGATTAGTTCTGAGTTGATGGATGTTGGCGGGGCTGAAATGGTTATTGATAAGATCAAGGTGCATGTTGATACGTCTGCAAGCTCAAGCGTAGCCCTGAAAGTCTCAAAAGACTTAATCAGTTTCTCTCCGATCAATACACTGGATGTGGATGGTAATAAGACTATCGGCATTAATTCGATCGGGAAAAGTCGAGAGATTATTGTGCGCGTAGAAACCAGCAGTAATACAAAGGTAGACTTTCTTGACGCGGCAATTGACGCACAAATATTAAGAGGATGACATGGGCCAGATAACTCAAACAACAACACAATTACAGACGATTTTAAATGATGCTGATGCGTCCAACGCTGGCAATACATCTATATCCGACGCCAGTGATACGAGTGCTACCAGCTTAAAAAAATCAGGCTTCTATTCACTACAAGCCTCAAGCTCAAACGCTCCATCTACAGATCGGGCGGTGGTGATCAGTGCGGTCAGGGATACAGCGGCTACTGGTGAAATCAGGTACGGTCAGGTTGTAATCACTGAGTCCAATGGGCTTTGGTGGAACAGTGACGATGGCGGGTCTTTGGGAACCTGGTACGAGTCTGTTGGGACGACTGCGACCCAGACGTTAACGAATAAGACTCTAACGAGTCCGGTATTAACCACCCCACAAATAAACGATAGCGCGGCAGATCACCAGTATGTGTTTGCTGTTGCTAACCTTGCAGCAGACAGGACTGTCACTTTACCGCTGCTCACAGGAGCAGACACGTTTGTTTTTGAGGCCCACGCTCAAACGCTGACCAACAAGACGATTACCTCGGCGGTATTAAATACGGGGGTCAGTGGTTCAGCGGTACTAGACTCTGACACAATGTCGGGGGCTAGTGCGACAACACTTTCATCATCAGAATCCATCAAAGCCTATGTGGATGCTCAAGTAGACACAGCGGATACCCTGGCTGAAATCTTAGCCATTGGTAACGCTACTGGCGGGACAGACATTGCGACAACCACAACCGATAAAGTCCAGTTCCGCGATGCCGCAATATACATCAACTCTAGTGCCGATGGGCAGCTAGACATTGTCGCTGATACAGAAATTCAGATAGCCGCCACAACCATTGATATTAATGGTGCAATCAATGCAAGCGGTGAGATCATCGCAGCCTCGTTAGACATCTCAGGCAACATAGATGTAGACGGCACTGCAAACCTAGACATTGTTGATATTGATGGCGCCGTGAACATGGCGACCACTGCACTGGTCACAGGTGTTTTAACCACGACAGCTAGACAAGTAGCAACGGGTGGTATCACCAGTGGTTCAGACATTATCAGTGACACAGACAGCACAGATAGTCTAGGTTCTACGGCGGTTAGATGGCTAAAGGGTTGGTTCGATACCCTGACAGCAGGAACGCTGACGATTGGTTCGGGCAGTGTCACAGACAGCTCTGGTTCCATTAGTTTCGGTAACGAGAATCTGTCCACCACAGGAACAGCCACAGCCGCTAGCTTGGCACTTGCTACAGGCGCGACTGTCACAGGGATTGATAATGGCACCATTGGTACAAGTGCTACGCTGTTAGCAACGCAAGGGGCAATTAAAACCTACGTCGATGCTCAAGTAGATACTGTAGATACGTTGGCTGAAGTCTTAGCACTTGGCAATACCACAGGCGGCACAGACCTCGCTGTTAGCACAGGCGATGACATTACCTTTGCAGATTCTTCTAAAGCCATCTTCGGTGCTGGGTCTGATCTACAGATTTATCACCACCCAACAGACGGCAGTTTTATTGTAGACAACGGAACAGGAAATTTACAACTAGACGCGACTGATTTCAGAGTAAGGAACACTGCTGGGACAGAAGCAATGATTCATGCCAACGCAGATGGTGCTGTTAAATTATTTTATGATGGCGGAGCAACTCCGAAGCTGCAAACCACAGCCACAGGCATCGACGTTACTAG